TGGTTTCTTCCGACAATGGATGGTGATGGCAGGCACGCAGGGGTTGTTTATCAAGATGGATTGATGTTGGCAAAAATACCTATCGAAACGGCTGAAGAGCGGAACGCTTATTTTGCAGATAAAACGCAAGAAGCCAAGGACGCGCTGGACAATACGATGTTCAACGAAAACAGAGGCGACAGTCGGTACGTCAAGTATGAGCCAAAACGATCCTCTCAAGTAACTTTCGGAAGGAGGTAACGTCCAATGGCAAATAAAGATGCCGCTTTTGGTATGAAACCTGTTCGGATGATTGGTGGTTCACCTTACACTGGTGGACAGTCGCGCTATCGAATCGCAGCAAATTATGGCACTGCCATTTTTCAGGGCGATATGGTTATGCAAGTCACTGGTGGTACTGTTGAAGTTCACGCAGATGGCGGAACCGTGCCGATAGTCGGGGTGTTCAACGGATGTATGTACACTGACCCCACCACTTCAGAACAAGTTTTTTCTAATTTTTACCCTGCAAGCACTAACGCTTCAGACATCATAGCTTTTATTATTGATGATCCGATGGTTGTGTTTGAAATTCAGTGCAACGCCGCGTTTCCAGTTGCAGACCTGTTTGGTAACTTTGACATTGTTTATACCACATCAGGATCTACAATCACTGGAATTAGTGGAGCAGAACTCAACGTAGCTGACGGAGGAACTGGAACTACACTTAGCGTCAAGGTTATAGACATAAGTGAAGACCCGAATAACTCCGATGTTGGAAGTGATGCAACTAACGTGCTTTGCGTAATCCAAAACCACATATTCGGCGTTAAAGGCGCTGGATTAGCATAAGGAGGCTTTAGACAATGGCTATTTCAAGAGCACAACTAGCTAAAGAGCTTGAGCCGGGCCTTAATGCACTGTTCGGAATGAGCTACGACAGCTATATAAATGAGTACGAAGAGATTTTCGCAATCGAAGATTCTCAAAGGGCGTTTGAAGAAGAAGTTTTGATCACTGGTTTCGGTGGCGCACCCACCAAAACTGAAGGTCAAAGTGTTGCTTTCGACAACGCAAATGAAGGTTATACTGCGAGGTACACCCACGATACGATAGCTTTGGCTTTCGCACTCACAGAGGAAGCGCAGGAAGATAACCTTTATGACAGCCTTGGCAAGCGTTATGTAAAAGCGTTAGCTAAGTCTATGCAAAACACCAAGGAAGTGAAGGGCGCAGATGTTCTTAACAATGCGTTTAATACCAGCTTCTTAGGTGGTGACGGAAAAGTGTTGATTGCTACAGATCATCCGCTTACAGGCGGTGGTACGTTGGCAAACAGGGCAAGCACTATGGCGGATCTGAATGAGACTTCGCTTGAAGATGCCTTGATTGACATCTCGACTTTCACAGATGATAGAGGTCTGACCATTTCTGTCAGAGCTACCAAACTCGTGGTTCCACCACAGTTGGTGTTTGTTGCTGACAGAATTCTTAATTCACCACAGCGAGTCGGAACAGCAGATAACGACATTAACGCCATCGCAAACACAGGAGTGTTGCCCGGCGGATACACTGTCAACCATTATCTGACAGACACTGACGCTTTCTTCTTGTTGACTTCAGTCACAGAGGCAGGCGAAGGTCTGAAAATGTTCCAGAGAACTCCAATGGAAACTTCGATGGAGCCTGACTTTTCGACAGGTAACATTCGATACAAGGCCAGAGAGCGTTACAGCTTTGGCTTCAGTGACTTCCGTGGAGTGTACGGTTCGCAAGGAGCATAATCTCTCTCCAATCTGGCCTACGTCAGAAATTAGAAGGGGGTGCTTGTCACCCCCTTTCTTTTTTACTACACTGTAAATCCGTGAAAAAATTTCTAGGCGAAAAGACTGACACGGCAGACGCTACTAAGACTTTTCGCTGACTCTAGTAGGAGGCAAGCATGGCTAACACAACTTTTTTAGGTCCAGTTAGGTCGCAAAGCACAAACGGCTTTCAATCCGTAACGATTGCGTCTGGAACTGGCACCGAAACCACATTCGGTAAATTAATGGGCGTTCATCTTCAGATTGACGCTTCAAGTGCAGAACAAAAAGCATCTGATCTTATTGTCGGAAAGAATGGATCACCAGAAAACACGGTGAATCCTTTCGCTGAAAGCGCAACTCAACTTTTTCCAATTGGCTCAAAACTGATTTATGGCGACAGAACTTTTCGTTACGCGCAGATGGATGGCGCAGTGACCGCTGGTAAGTGTGTGCAGTCAGCGGCGGCAGTTGCAAACCATAGAGATATTGCAGTTCAAGCTGCTGCGGCGGCTGGTGATACCAGTGTCACTGTTACGCTTGGCTCTACAGCGGCTACCTTAAATCAGTATGCCAACGGTTATTTGCATATCAATGACGTTGCTGGTCAGGGTCAATTGTTAGGAATCGCCAGTAATCCAGCAGCAGACGCAAGCGCAAATGTTGTTATCACCTTATTTGATGCAGTTGCAACAGCTTTGACAACAAGCTCTAAAGCAGACTTGATTGTCAACTCATACAAAGACGTTGTTGTTGCACCAGCGACAGAAACAGGTCCAGTGATCGGTGTGACTACCATTGACATGACCGATGATTATTATGGTTGGATTCAAACAAACGGTCCTGCTTCTGTTTTGACAAGCGGCACTTTGGTTCTTGGCGAAACTGCTGTCAGATCGGATACCACGGCTGGAGCGGCTGAACCTCTTGACGCTGATGTTGAAACCGAATCAACGATGATTGGTCAGGTGATGGTCGTAAATGGAGACACTGACAACAGCGTAATTTGGCTCAATGTTGGATAAGAGGATTCTACTATGGCTGATGTCGTAACGTCCCAAACTATTCAGGACGGCGAAAGAAAAGCCGTCCTAAAATTTACAAATGCTTCCGATGGCACTGGCGAAAGCGCAGTGAAAAAAGTTGATGTGTCTGCCCTGACAAAAAATTCAAAGGGCGAAACTTGCACTACGGTTCAGATCAACAAAATTTGGTGGCAGTGTACAGGCATGAGTGTCAAGATCGATTTTGATGCGACAACCAATGTATTAGCTATTGGCCTATCTCCAGACAGCAACGGTTTCCACGATTATTCTAACTTCAGCGGCATCCCGAATAATGCTGGATCTGGTGTCACTGGTGATCTTGACTTCACAACGGTGGGTCATAGTGATGGCGACACTTACATGATTATTTTAGAGCTTGTCAAAGGTTATGGCTGATACGTCTGATGTCAAAAGAACCAGTTCTGGGCGTTTGACTTATAGGGGTGAAAGTTTCCCTGCGTATAACAAACAGGTCAGAACTACTGGCGGCAAGAAAAAATTTAAAGTTCTTGCCAAGAAAGGCGATCAGGTAAAAATTGTGCGTTATGGCGATCCGAATATGAGCATTAAAAAAGATCAACCAAAACGGCGCAAATCATTTAGAGCGAGACACAGTTGCGATGCTGTAGAAAAGAAGAAAGACGTTTTTGCTGCATCGTATTGGTCTTGCAAGAACTGGTGATATTATGATGCAAAGACCAAGGGGAATTGGTTCCCTCACACCCAGCTACGACTATCAAAGTTTATCTCAAATGGGCGATCCACTGGTCATGGCAAGGGCAAGACGCGAATACGCGCCACAGCGTTACTCGCAGTTTGATTATTTGTTAGATCCAGTTGCCTCTAGGGATGTTGCACCAGCACCAGCTCCGATGCCAACTCAGCCGATGTCAACTCAGCCGATGCCGAGTGATCCTGTTGCGACTAAGCCTCCGCCTGCTACGCCACCAATGCAAACAGATCCAATGCCGCAACCTGATCCTACGCCAGTAACACCAGAAGCGTTTGATCCAGTCATTCCCATGACAGATCCAGTGCAGCAAACACCTCCTGATCCAATCATTGAAACGAAACCGACTCCAACCACGTTGGCTGAGTTGGAGGCGATGTTGGGTATCACGTTTGATCCAAACTACAAGCTACCACCCAGACCGGGTGTCATAGAAGGGCCGCAGGATCGCATACGGAGAATGGCAGCACAGTTTGGCATTACCTTGCCAGCGGCACCAGCAGCCACTCCCCCTGTTGAAACACCACCACCAGTTGGAACAACGCCTCCTGCGAATATGCCAGAGCCCGGCACTGTCATTAATTTACCGTTTGGCGGATCTTTCACAATTCCTGACGACATTCAAGAAAGAATTGACGCTGCAAAAGCGGCACAAGCAGGCACAACGCCACCACCAGTGACAACGCCTACTACGCCAAGTTTGCCGCCAGTTGGAACAACCATACCTTTGCCATTTGGCGGTGGGTTGACAGTAACGCAAGATATGCAAGACAGAATTAACGCCGCAAGAGCGCAGGCAAATGCAAACCAAGCAGTTTCAGATACAATCACGCTGCCTGATATGGACGAAGAAGATCGACAGCGTGTTGAGGCAAAACGTCAATTTCCAATGGGCGGCAGACGCGGTTTGATGTCGAGAGAAGCCATTGAAAATTTACGAAAAAGAGTGGAGGAGATGAGAACGCCTCCGCCAACGCCCGTGATGATCGAACCACCAGCAGGCGCTCCTAGAACGATTCCTGAAGGTGTGATTTCAGAAGACCTTTCAAGATTACCGCAAGGAATTGTCGCTGGTGGACCTAGACCAGACGGAAGAGGCGGTCTCTTGAGCAGACTTGTGGACGACTCTGTGCCTGTTGTGTCACCGCCAAGTAACGATGCATTGCAACGAGGCATTGACAATTTGCGCGATATTTTCGGACGAGCAAGCGAAGGCGAAGATCGATCAAGCGGTTCTGAAGATATGTTCTCAAAGTTGAGGGACAGTCTCAGACCAACCGACACAAGAGATCCAAGAAGATTGCCACGAACTCTTCCAATTAGTATGGGTCAACAACGAGCGCCGCAGTTGCCGATGCCAAGAAGATTGCCAATGCCGCCAGCGCCTAATTTACCTGACTTTTTGCAGCGAAGTCAGCCGATAGACGAAAGGCTTGAGGAAGCAAAAAGAGTCATAGCAGAGATGCAAAGAGGTCCAACGCCAAAACTTCCTAGAAGGCGCATCCCAATTAACACTGATAAATTAAGGAGGGGTAGAAGGTGAGCAAAACGCCAGACAACGTAGCCAACCCATCCCTATACGCAAAAGCCAAAGCAAAAGCGAAAGCCAAATTTGATGTGTACCCATCCGCTTATGCAAATGCCTACATGGTTAAAGAGTATAAAAAGATGGGCGGCAAGTACAAGGGTGCCAAAAAAGCGGAGGGCGGCGAGATAAAAGGCTTTGATGCCAAAAAGTCTGATCTCGATAAAGATGGAAAAATATCACGATACGAGAGAAAACGTGGAGAGGCAATTGCACGAAATATGTCGCAAGGCGGTTCTGTCGAAATGCAAGCAAGAGGTTGTGGTGCAATCATGAATGCCAAGCGCAAAACCACAAAAGTTCCTCGTGGCTAAGAAAGGACTCAAAGATTGGTTTGAAAAAGAGAACTGGGTTGACATAGGCGCTCCCAAAAAAGGTGGCGGATTTGAAAAATGTGGTAGGAAATCAACCAAAGATTCAAAACGCAGTTATCCTAAATGTGTGCCAGCGGCGA